TCCATCAGCCCTAGCTGAATCAGCATAGTTTCCATGCCAAAAGCTAGCCTGCGAACATGGGTAAGAGAGTCAGTAAGCCACATTTCCAGGGATCGTGTGGATGTAGCTGTCTCTGTATCCCGGATGTAGTACGCAAGCAGCCTGATACGCTCAACTAGCTGGTCGACTGAGCGAGAGTAAAACATATCCCTGAATGCTCGCGCTATCCGGGTATCCCCAAATATAGAGAACAATCCTGCGGCTTCCTTTAGCGGAACCAGCACTCGGCTAACAGACGCATACCATGAGGTAAACATCTTTGACCAATCCCCCAGCACGCGAGTTGCCATCATGCTAACTATATCAGTAAACATGAGTGCTAAAGGCTGCAAGAACGGCAGCATAAATGACATTTGATGCAGTATTGCCGAGAATAGATCCCTAATCGGGGAGATTAGCTTGGGTAGCTGAGCCACCACGCCCACTACCTTACTCATTGACGCGATAAAGGGGCTTGTGTTTAGGTACAGCGTAACATCCATATTCTCACTCATCGAGTTAAGAACTTTAGATATATAGTTTGCCACTGATGTGAGTTTCTCCGGTACTTGCAGCCCCTTACTTATCTGGGATAGGAAGGTGTTAGACGCATCCGCAAGCCGTCTACCCGCATCAGAGATTAGGGGTGCCACATTCTGAAACGCTTTATCAATAGCATTAGATTGGCTAAGCAGCGCTGTAGACACAACATCCGCTGTGAGCCGACCTTCCGCTGCGAGGCTCCTCAACCCGGCTAGGTTAGTACCGATACCAGCAGCGATTGCCTTAGCTAACTCCGGGGTTTGCTCTAGGACTGAGTTGAGTTCTTCACCACGAAGCTGACCGCTCTGTAAACCCTGCCCAAGTTGGATTAGCGCCGCGCTAGAAGATTCAGCTGACGCGCCAGACAGCTTGACAGCCTTCTGCACGGTCTCGGTTATACGCAGCAGGTTTTCAGATGAGCCAGCAACACCGGTAATTGAATTACCAAATGTGGCGTAGATATCAGCGGAATCCTTAAATGTGCCTAAGCTACGCTCGGACACTGCCCTCAAATCCTTGGTAACACTAGAGAGATTCTGTGTTTCCTTAATAACTCCTCTAAGCTTGCTTTCTAGAGAGCTGACTGAGTCAGAGGCCCTAGAGAATAAAGCGAAGCTACCAATGCTTGCTACTGCAATGGAGATGCCCTTAACCGCGTTAGCGATTGAAGTAGCAGCGCCTGCAGCGGTCTTCTCGATATTAGCAACGGCCCTGTTTAGCTCAGCAAGGTCTTTTCTTGCTAGGGCAGAATTAGAGGATACTTGAAATTCTAAATTTTCATTCATTTCAGCTCCTTATCATAAAACTATTAATTTTATAGCCCCTACTTAATATAGTCTTCTCTATAAAAAATGGGGGCGCTTGCTTTGAGTGACCCCTATTCAGATATAGAATATAGGGTGCATCATTTACTACTGTAAACTTAAAGTCCTTGATAAGGCCGCTGATAGTTGCATCAACTTTAACTGTAGTTTTGTTCTGTGTGTATTCACCTACAGCCCACCGGCTGCGAGCATACCCGGTATCGATAGGAGTATTCTCAACTAGCGATCGGAGTAACTGTTCTTGTTCGTAATGACCCGAGAGGTCAATCGTCTTACTGATATTATCGATAATCCGATTTAGGAGACGCTCTCGGCCAACTAATTTAATTTTTGCTGTCATCTAGATCCCATTCAACATTGTTCTTCTTAGCAGCTGCTCTCAACAACGTGAGGAATCCAGAGTTCCTAAGCGATTCCGCTTGACTTCTCTCAGGTTTATTTTCCTTGATTGCTTGTAGAGATGCAAATATTTCTTCTGGCTTCTTCTTTACACCCTGAGCCGACAACAGCATATACGTACGCTGGTCTTCCCGCCAATCGGCAGGTCTCATCTTAAAGTAGTGCAGCCATCCAAGAAACTCCTCGTAGGGCATCTCGCAAAGCTTATATACAGGCATACGCAGTTGGTAGGCTACCTCGTAGATTTCCAACTGTTCTGCATCAAGGGTTATTTGGCCGGCTTCACCGCGTTTCCCAATCCGGAGAACTCCAGGATTGCGGTGCTTAGATTCGACAATTCGTCAATAGGGAATCCACGGAATTCGGCGTCCGTAAGTTCAGCGGTGCTGGGCACAGCGCAGCCAATGACATACTTCAGCATGTCCATCGAGGAAGACTCATCGCCATCTTTGTTTGCCTTGGATTTCTCCTGGATTTCCATGACTTGGTTGACTGACAGCTTGTTGATCTCGATCTTCTCCCCCATGAAGGAGACAGATTTGACCATAGACTTACCGACAAATTTCTTCATACTCATGATGATATTCCTTATTGCTTACTAGTGAAAAGATGTTTATTATTTGTTTCAAATTCTTGAACAAATTTCTTGACTTGATGGAGTACGGAAAGAGTCTCTAAGATCTCCTTACCCATATCCTTATCACCTTCGAAGTCCTTGAGACGTTCGAAAGACTTACCGATGCTGATGTCCACACTACGCTGCATGTGCTTGAAGGTAGTGCGCATCACAAAACCCTTATCATAGGGCGGTTTGACAGATTGTGTCATATAAATCCTTATGGGTGGAAGGAGATTTCTCTCCTTCCGAATACTATGAAATACTCGCTTAGGTATTAAGCGTAGGTTGCTGGGCCAAACAACTCAGTCTGCATCGACAAAGTCAATGTGCACTGGTTAGCATCAGTCAACTGGGGGCTGATCAGCAAAGCCTCGAACTTGCCTGCAAAGTTAAACACAGTGTTCTGCGTGGCAATAGAGTTCACAGTGGAACCGATACCAGTAGAAGCGGTTTGTTGCAGATTGGCAGGTTTCTGACTGCACAGGGCAATCTGGAAAGCGTAGATCTGACCGTTGCCAACCAATGCCTGCAGTGCGGTCATGTCCGCAGGAACATAGTTGATCGTGAACTCCAGGGTTGGCGAGTCGGCCTGGCCCTGAACTTGGACAGAAGTCTTCTGGCCGTATACGGGAACGTTAACGATGTTTGCGGGAGTACCAATCTGTGGGAACTCGCGGATGTTCTTGATCTCGACTGGCGCCGAGGAGAACAATGAGATAACTTCCGCAGCCGTGTCTACGCTACCAAGCGAAGCCACTGGAGTGGAGTTGTAAGCGATAGAGGTGTAGATACCTGCCGTGATAGAACCAATGTGAGCCATTATTTATTTCTCCGTAAAATTAAAGTTGATCTTGTAGATCCCATGGTACAAACTAGGGTCAGCGGTGTCTTCACCGACTGGCTCTAAGCTGCTAATACCAAATTGTAAACTATCCCCGAGTGTCTTATACTGGAAAGTAGAGTTTGCGATATCTGCGAGTCTAGCTAACTCTTTATCGCCCTTATCAAACTTGACGAACAGACTTAGTATTAGCATACCATTCTGTTGTTTACTGTAGCCATGAGCTATAAGCGCGTCTCTGCCATACAGAATGGATACCTTGATATGTTCACCACCTAGCGAACCCTTGTAGTTACTAGGAACAACCTTGGTAGCCCCAAATGGAAGCGTGGCAAGTGTAGCATAGATGAGATCATTGATTGTGCTGTACATTAGACACTCCTGATTAGTTCAAGCGTAGTGGTGTACTTATCAGACTTTGATACGCTGAAAGTAAACGTAGCTCCACCTAATATAATGGTGTTGTACGCTGAGAATTCAATGCCATTTGTTTTGACTATAAACTCATCCACCTCAATCACTTTGTTCTCGAACTTTCGATTGCGGCTAATCCGAAATCCCTGTAGCGGAACAGTGGTGCTGGTGGAAATAACCGAGCCAGAACCAAAGTCAAATCCAGAAACTTCTTTCCTGTCTAATGAAGCACTAACCAGCAGATCTCCTCCCGCCTTAAAAGCCTTATCAACAGCAGACTGCAGAGTCTTGTCTAACGACATTAGTTCGCCCTCCACCAGGAGCTACCCTGAGCCGCAGCTTGGAGTAGCGGTTTAAGGAAGTCTAATACCATTCTAGGGGAACGTTCAACACTGCCGCCTGTGTTAGAGTCTGCCAGCTCAATAGGCCCTACCTTGATTCTTTCGAATGTCTGTGGCATAGCCGTGAGTAAGTCCTCATTCGCGATTAGGTGTAGCGCCTGCTCAAAGCAAGCACTCACAACACGCTTTGGTACCTCAGTGTTAGTGACAGTACGATAGGCCCCTGCCTTCGGATCAAAGTACATCACACCATTTCTGGGCCATGCCAAATTATCCGGGTCGACAGCTGAGCCAATAAATGTATGGCTATCTACTAAAGTAGACGCAGTGATAAGCGCCTTAGCCTTATTCTCTGGGGTAGCCTCATCCCACTCTGCCGAATCAATTCGATCAGCAAAGTAGGAGTTGGCTTCATCTACCGTAGCATAACTATTGGTACCTTTTAAGAGTGCCATTATGCTACTCCACTAATTAAGCGTGGAAGATCGGGAGAACGCCCAAGTTCAATGCGCTTTCCTTGCGAGCCCAAGAGCCAGCGGTGCTGTAGTTAGCATTGGTGGCGAAGGCATTAGTGGCGCCATTCCAGTCGTAACCAGATGGATGCACCACGAAGCCATAGCGATACCAGATGTTGGTAGAGCCGCCACCAGTGTAGGATTCAGCAACACGTTGAACTTCAACTGGAACTGGCAAACCGATAGGTGTGAAAGAGATCGCACCGGGCTTGATCAGCAAGGTAGTCTTAGTAGACTGGTCATTCACGTTGGCGCTTGCAGACAAGTTACCCTGAGCGGCACGAGTCAGCAACAAGCGGAACTTACCACCAAAGATGGTCTGGAACGTCAGATTACCGTCAGACACAACAGTCGTGTCAACCAAGTTAGCAGCACGGAGTTCAGCCATAATTTCTGGGCTGGTAACCATGTACACGAAGTCAGGTTCGTAGTCCTTGAAGCCAGCGCCCAGGGCCTTGAACAAACGCTCACCACGAGCAGCACCCTTAGCGGTGGAGTCGATCAGCTTACGCGCATCGCCAGCACCAGTAGCGGCAGCACCAAACAAACCAGCGGCGTTCAAGTCAACGAACATACCAGTGGAAGCTTGGTCGGGGTCAGTAGAGTAGGAAACAATACCGCCACCCAGGGAAACTTCGTAAGCGGCAACACCCTTCAACACAGACAGGATAGCGTCGTGTTCGTCTTGAGTACGCACTTCAGTGAAGTCACGTGCGATCTTGGCCAAGCCGTCTTCCTTAGTCACAACGGACTGAAGGTTAACTTGCTGGCTACCGAACGTACGAACGGTCTTGATGAAGTCAGCGATATCGGTGGAGATATCAGTGTAGGTACCCGCAGTAGCGCTAGACAACGAAGCTACGTTGATATTAGGCTGCAGGGGTTTGTACCAGCGAAGTTGTCCAATGAAGCTCTCGCCATCGGTGTTAATGCGAGCGTCAGTACCGACGATGCCGGTAGAGTTGAGCTTGCGTGCGTTGGTGTACATTTCATCGCCATAAGCGCTGATAGCAAGCGCAACGGCTTGGAACAAGTTATTAGAAATCATTTAGATTAGCTCCTATTTTCTTAAGTTTGGAATTGGCCTAGCTTTCCAGCATTGGCCAAGGCAAGGATCTCAGTCGTAGTCATCTTGAGAATGTCCTTACCGGATGTGATGTTCGGTGCACCGCCAGCGTTATTACCGCCACCTGCACCAGTGTTTGCTTTAACCTCGAACAAGAACGAATTGCTCTCATCCTTGGCAAATTGAGAAATGAAATCCTTAACGGACACACCCGTCTTGTGAACCCAAGTACCCGAGTCAGTGTCTTGAACCAGCTGGTCAAGTACATCACGGTAGGCCATTTCACGAGAGCGATCATTACGAAACTTCAAGCCAGTGAGTGATTCACGAACAACAGAATCGCGAGCCAACTCAGTATTACGACGTTCAGCAATTGTCAACTTTTCAGTCAACTCCAATACTTTCATATTAGCAACTTCTGCATGCTTACCCTCTTTGGCTAGAGCTTCCATCTTAGCCTTCTTCTCAGCTTCTTCGAATGCAACTGCCTTACGAGCAGCTTCGTCACGAGCAGAGTAGGCTTGATCAAGTTTAGCCTTGATGTCCTTCAGCTGTTCAGCAACCATTGCTTCTACTTGCGCCTGGATTTCCTCTGGGGTAGCAGCTGGTTTATTGATGGGATCGTCGTTTTTAATTTCGCCTGGCATAATTCCTCTTTCTGTAGACACGGTCTACTAATTGTTTAATCACTTCTTAATCACAGATATAGAAGCTAATACTATGGACCAATACCATACCAGTCCATCCCTTTCGGGATAGGTGCTAGGATATCAGAACGTTTAATTTTATTCGGAGGATCAATCAGACCGTCCTCTGTCGCTTGCTTAACAAGCCTCTGGTAAGTCTCCTCAGACATACCCTCCTTACGCATTTGCTTCAACGTGTTACGTATAGTATCGCCGTCTAGCGCATCAGCATAAATTTCTCTCAGCGCGAGCTTCGCTTTAGTTGCATCTCCGATATTGGTGAAGAAAGCATCGTGAATTGTTGCTGTAGGAACGTTATTCTTTTTACCCCACAAATGGAACTGTCTAACAATAGACGCGTCATTCATGTGGTTCCCATTCACACCCAATCCAATACTGGCCCGAATGGTACTTGATTTTCCAATCAGATTACCATCGGTTACACTATCTTGGTAGATGTTCTTGACTCTTCGACCAGTTACGGGATCGATAAAGTTGATAGCAGTTTGAACTTTTGGTCTGTACCGTTGATACAAGACCTTACCATCAAATGTGACCCAAGGTATGTCTACTTTTTCTGTCTCATTGATGAATGCATTAGCGGCTGCCTTCCAGAACTGAACGAACTTACCAGTAACTGGCGCTCTATCAGCCAAGTGGCGAGACATGATCTCAGACACCTGCTTGAACTCTTTTGGGCCGATCAAACCGACTCTCACATTGGTTAGCTTATCCACAAACACTGCTACATCCGGATGGATATCACCAGCAGCCTTGATAAGGTCAGCACCAATCTCTATCTCGCCCTCAACTACCTCAACTAACTCCTTCTTTATACCCTTTAGGCCAATAACAACGTTATCGGCACCGAGATACTCAGCATCCTTAATCGATTTATCTATTTGCTTGAGAATAGGCCTCAGCTCATCACGTGTGACAACTGTGTAACCCTTCTTCTCAAGAACACTCGCAAACTTGGCCTCAATATTAGCAGCTTGTGTGGCCTTACCAGCGCCATAAAAGGACACCATGTTTTGGGCTTTAGCAGCCTTAGCTAAATCTTCCCAGGTAATATTAGCTCCCGATAGAGCCTTAATGCTATGAAACTCAGGATCACTCGCTGTGTCCATAGCTACCAAATCGTACAGCCTATTTTTCTTGTCTGTAGCAAGCACATTACTGTTAATACTGATTGACCTGTCTCCAGTACTCAAGCCTATGATCTGAGCACCTGACGACGATGCGTCATTCTCAATCATCAACTTGGTTCTGTACGTGGATAGTTTTGCGAGGTTATTGAAATCACCACCAACATGCTCCCTGATCCTGGCATACTCCAGGGCTAGCCGAGCAATCTTCGGTATCTCTTCCGCGTCATGCGCTCTGATGATGGGATGCTCCAGGAACTCGCGGATTCTGCGGTCCCTCTGCGTCGGGCTTAGCATCAAGCTACCTAACGACAGAATATCCTTTTCATTGCGCATGAAAATAGTAGCTCTACCCGATTGTGTCAAAGCTTCAGTAGCCGGACCAATCATTGAGCCTATTTGCGTCATTAATTCCCTGAGTTCGATTTGCCCAAATTGTCGTGGTACGGCACTATTAAGGAAAGGTCGCACTACCTCACCACCTGTTGGGGTAAGATAGCCTTCATAGTACACACGTCCACGACCGTCAATCTGAGCAATCGTTCTAAAAGGTTTGTTCCGCTGCATGTGCCACTTAATGGTCTGCATGAGGCCGAAGCCCTGCTCACCACGCTGTAAGATCAGCTTACGGAAGTCATTCAAATCATCATATTTCTTTACTTTACCACGAGGGTCTCTGAATCTAACTAGGTCGTCCATAAAGGAGGAGAACCCACGATCGATCTCGTACTCGACAGACATGGTATGATTCAGCATATCGGCGAAATCCTTGTCTATCAGGACTTTGTCGTAGTTACCGCTAGCCCTGCGAGTGATGACAGATTTCTTAGTGTCATGGCCACGAGCGTCAAAGTAGGTTTTCTGACCGGGTCTAACAATGAAGCGATCGCTATCGGTTGTAACACCAATGCGCTCAGCTATCACTATCTGCCTATTAATGGCCTGCAGCTTAAGCATCTCAGGGTCAATTATTTGCACTTCCCGACTAACCGTTTCTTGCCAAGCACCGCTAGGTCTACCAGTGTCAATGTCGATGGCAGATCTTCGAACCTTCCCGCGAGAGATGACCCTAATAAGTTTCTGATCGCGTAGCCCCTCAAGGAGCTTGCTTCCATCTGCGTGAAAGTCATCTAATGTAGCGCTGTGGAAGGGGAATAGGGGAACCCACTCCTTACGTAGCTGCTTACCTAAATTAATAGCCAGCGCATCGTAGTCAGTGCTAGTGCCATCCGCAACAGAGGACATAAGCTTAGCGAGAACTCTAGTGGCTTTGATATGGGAATCAGGCCGAAGGTTATAGAGAGCGTCTTTCTTAGCCGTATGTACAAACTCTAGCTCAAGTATGCTTCGTGTCTTACCCTTAGCATCAGCAATCATATTGCTAATAGTTTCTTCTGGTTTATCAATCCACCTGTCGTAAAAACCCTTATAAGGCTTCACCTCGCTATCCAAGTGCTTCATGAGCTTCTTAGTATAGGTCTTCAGTTTGTAATTATCCGCGATAAGTAACTCAGGTGAGAAGAAATAGGACTGCAATGGAGCATCACCAGTGAGGTAGGCTTTAGTTGCCAAGGTTTGGCCTCTACCTAGGGCCCACTCATTAGCGTAACGCACATTACTCTGGTAGTTCTTTGCTAAATCGCTAAATGGGATGTACTCACCAAATATTTGCACTTTGGGATCCTCACCGCCAAGGTAGCTAGCAAATAGCTCCGAGCGCTCCCTAGACCGTCTATCAAGTATTCGCGATACGTTAACCGTGCTGTACTGAGATTCTGCTCGACTAGCAAGCATAAAGCTATCCCATGGCTTCTTGTCCTTAGTGTAGCGCTCAAATAACACACGGAGATTCTCTACAACTACAGACTGCTGGTTAACACTAACCTTATCTTCAAGGCTATCAGCGAAGCTCTTGATAAACTCCTTTTGATCGGGGTTCAGTAGCTTACTAGCATTAAGGAAATCTAAGCGCTCCTGGTAAACAGCAAAGTCAGGGTCATATAGCAGGGTGCTCTTCATCTCTCCAGTGAATGGATCAAATGAAACATTACGCTCATCGAACTCGTTATTGGCTCTTACACGTGTGACTCTCTTACCCGCTAGCGATGTGCCCCTGAAGTCAGTTAGCGATATAGCCTGATTCATGCTGTCAGCGTCACTAATGAACATAGCCCTAAGCTGATTCTGCGCATCGATAGATGTTATCAGCTCCCTGGGTTTAGTCACATTGACTACCTGGGCAGCGTCCTCAGTTACGCTAATGGCTGCTTGCCTAGTAGGGAATATGCTTGTTCTGGCATTATCCAACCTACGTAAGGCACCAATACTAAGACCTTTACCCTTGGGTGTGAAGAACTCCTTGATAGCTAAGTGGCCCTTCTCGAACAGGGCGACTTTCTCCTCAGATCCTAGGTGTGATACCTTGATATCCATCGGCTGGCGCTTAAGCCACCCAGTGTAGTCTTCCTTGTCAACAGCATCACCGCTAAGTTTACCAGCAGGGAGGTCCTCCAGAGCTTTCTTCTTGATGCGATCAGACTGAGCAGCAAGTAAAGCCTTCTTGTCCAATAACACTGGGACAATACTCGATCGGCAGTTCCAGTGCAATGGTGGAATGTACCTGCGGTCAGTCATTGGGTAGACCTTACCATCATGATAACTACATGTTGGCGAAGTACGTGCATCCAATACAGCTGTAAATCTGTAGCCCTTGAGTAAGTCAGCATTATTATCCATCACCTGAGTGATAGCTACTGATTGTGTTCTTGTTATACTTGTCCTTACCAAAGATTTCACCTGAGATTCAGTCATCTTTGTACTATCTAGAACATCCTTAATGATAGTCGCGTGGGGTTCTCCATCAGCAAGCCCCCTACCAATTCTTACTTGAATTCGTGTGAGCTCTAGCGAGCCAATCGAGTTGAAGTGATCAGTGAAGCCACGGTTATCACTGCCTACATTTGGGCCAATGATCTCTCTAGCTACAGCGCTACCAGATGGTGCTTTAACGCTAAAGATCTTGCTAACTGACTTATTAAGGTTGTTCACATGAAAGGATACAGCAGCATTAGCATACTCACTTGTCGCGGTAGTGGTAATGCTGTTCAGCTCTTTCATTGTTCTAGTTATCTCAGGTGAAAGCTCTGCCTTAATGTTCTTCACCAAGAGATCCCTCAGTCTAAGCTGATGACGCCCAATGGCGCTACCTACATTAGCTTGAGTCTCTGCCTCATACAGTCTGGTATCAGCCAGATGCTGCACGATTCTATCGTAGATCTCTTGATTATACATTTAGTTAAGCTTCCTTATTAATTCTTGTTTCTATTATCTGTACGTATCTTGATCTCGATCTCCCCATAAAGAGGCTTGACCATAATCACGTCATTTACGACTACAAGACGCTCATCCGGGCCTTTCACAGCTACCCAGATTACGTTACCCTTATCATCTGCTGCTAGGCAGTCATCAACCTTCTTACCCTCAAGATAAATATCAAAAAGGTAGAAATATGGGTTGTACCAAGCATGGGAACGATCCGAGCTAATCCTCATTTGTGCTAATCCTCATTTGTCTTTGTACTTAGTCCATCCCCAAGCACCGGTTAGGAAGATACTAAGTGCCAGAGCTACTTGCCACCAGGGAGCACCCTCATTATGCACGATGGTCACCTTAGCATTATCACCGACAGTGACTTCCTGGCTTTCCTGGGAGGAGCGAACTTCCTCGACCTTCTCAGCGCTCACAGTGCTATTAGCATCATGAGTCATGGACTTCTTCTTGGTGGTGGCTACTAGGGATTTACCTACAGTCTCTGCTGCGAATCCATCACCAGTAACCACAGTAGCGTCATCACCAGTAGTGATCTTGTTTGCTTCCTGATCGCCAATAACGGCTTGCTCAGTCTTTGTGACATCCTTACCAACGTTAGCCTCTACGGCAATCCCAGGTTTAATTGGAATCAATGCACTCAGGGCGCTACACCCCGAGAGCATCATCATTGGTAGGAGGTAGGCCAACACTAACCTATTTCCTAAGATCATGGGTTAACCGCCAGTAGAGTTACATTGTTTTCTAAGATCATAATAATCCTTACTGTGTTATAATAGAGGAATCGATAGCAGTGGCTTTGTTCTGCACTATCGGGTCTTTCTGGATCTCAGCCATACCCTCGTCATCGTTGTAGTCAGATGGAATGACATCATTCTGTTTACTAACTTCAAGGAATACAGAACGGGGAATAATACCAGCCTGATACCACTCACCAACAAGCCGAAGCCAATCAGCACCCATCGGCACAGGATTAAAATCAGCAGTAAGCTGAAATTTAATATGAGTCTCCTCACCGTATCTCCACTTATACATCAGGGCAAGAACTTTCTCCATTGTCTTGGAGACCTTATTATTCAGCAAGCCTAATTGTGCTGTCTGTCCTGCATTACGAATATCTAAGCTAACGCCAGATTCTCCAGAGCTACCCTCAGGGGCCAACATGCGGATACCCATCCTTGACATCTCACCGATTGTATCAGTGATAGCACGGTCCATATCCTTGAGTGCGTCTGTTGGTGTATCTAGCGTAGTGACACTATCTTTCTCGCCTACGTGAATCCATGAACCAAGACCACCACCGACAATATCTCTGAACTTATCGTCACCCATATCACTACACACCACTGGGGTGAATGTGCTAGCTCCATATAATAGGTGATTACGGCGAGTGACCTTGTTGTATAGCGCAATCTCACGATCTATCAACGGTTGTAATAGTGGCTCCTCGCAATTGAGGTTGCCATTCAATGGGAAGGCGGGAATCTCATCAAAAGTATTACCCTGGATCATTGGCACGATCAGCTGCCCATGCGGAATCCACTTAACTTTGTTCTGTTGGTATTCTGATTGGATAGCACCAGCGACAGTAGCGATTTGGCTAGCCTCGGCCTCACGGCGGTACTTTTGGATCTCCAGACTACCCGACTTATTGAGGTAGTAGTGAGTGACGGTATCAATTAACCTAGGGTGGAATTCCCCATCTGGTACTTCTTCCTCAAAGTTCCTTAGGGTAAGTGCTACTAGTTTGTTCTCACCATTACTGCTAGCTACCCGCCAGTTGATAATGTTTTCAGCGCTAACAACAAAAGCATAGGGTGTTAGATCCTTGTTCTCCGTGTCAGCAGGCACGGCAGGGTAGTCTACAATAACCCAAGCACGACCACTCTGTAGTTCCTCCCACAGCGCAGCGTCTAGGAAGCTAACCATGCTACCACCAGTGCTAGTGACCTTATCCTCAAACCATTCCTTGGCATCGGACTCATTAGGTGTCAGTGTTTCCTTCTCGGGATTACCGACTTGAATGATTGGCTTCTTGCGTAGCAAACCACCAACTAGTACTTTGGCGTATTGGCCAACTAACCCAGGTAACTCAGCTTCTGCAACTAGGAAGCGGTATTGCTCAACGCTCATGGTTGGGCTAAACGGAAGGAGCAGGTTGCTATAGCTGATGTTATCTAGTACAGCATCATACGCCTTAGCCTGGGCTTGCCCATTAAGGATTGCCCTAGCTCTCTTCCAAATTGTTCTCATTGACTCATACTGTGTGCATGGGTCTCCTACTGTTTTAGCGGTAGGCTCGCTAGTGGTAAGGATGATGTCAGACATCGCACTTGCTCCCACCACCGTTCAATACGATATCCTTCATTATTTATCCCCTTGCTTTGTATAACTCTTCGGCTAGGAGGTAACCCTCAAAGGCCCATACGTTTTCCACTGCGTCCTTGTAGGCGTATTGCTCACCTAGGGCTGCATTAAACTCACTGGCAGACACACATGCGCTTTGGCCTTCAATGGTGAACCCATTAGCCATTGTAAGCTGGCAAACTGTTGTACGACCGTTAGGCAGCACTGTGTAGGTAGCACCAACGATCTTCTCAATAATACCACTCATGGTAACCTTGGTGCGCTGTGGTCGATTCAATTCTATTTGTTCGTTCATAATACTAAAATCCTTATACAGATCACACATGCTTTGCTGCGGCCACTCGAATGTGTCACATAAATTGATCAATGATGTATTAATCAAGCAATACTCCGTGTATCACACAACTCGTAGTGTGCGTTAAATTCCTTGGGCGTAATGCTATAGGGCTGATTAGATATCTCCTGGATAATGTAATCGCCAGGGCAGACCTTACGCTGATGTAGCATGCCGTGATCACCCAGTCTATGTAGGCAGTCATCACATACTTTCCACTTAGCACTGCTCATGATCATTGAGTAGCCATATGGTTGTACGGCTAGGTGATCACCGTGCTTGTTCCAGACAGTAGCCTCAACTGCTACTTGCTTCGGCATTGCCATCATTCTTAGCTTTTCTTACAGGTTTGGATTCCTCGGAAGTTTCTGACGTTAGCCTCTTAATTGGTTTAGTTGCTTCAATAACAAACATCTTCACTAGCATAGCAACAAGATCACTACGCACGATGTCATCAACAGTGAATTCAACTACTGGGATGGGGATGTTATACCGATTGCACATCTCAGCAAACTTGACTACAGCGCATGGACCCTTGAGGTCAGTCTGGAAAGCGTCACCCATCAGCACCATCTTGGAACCCTCACCTAAGCGAGTAGTGATAGCTTTAACTTCCTCAAAGCTTAGATTTTGTGCTTCATCAACCAGGATAAGCGTGTCCTCAAATGAGCGTCCACGAATGGTCTCTAGCGGCTGGATAGTGATGATGCCACGATTAAACATGTACTCATACTTAGTCTTACCAAATGCCTTCTCCAACACGGAGATCATCGGGAGTAGCCAGGGAATCATCTTCTCAGTTACAGTACCCGGAAGAGCACCCATAGATGGCCCAGTGGGGATAATCGATCGTGTCATCACGATGTTCTTGTACTTACCCTCATTGAACAGCTGAGCCACTCGTCCAACGCTACAATAGGTCTTACCAACACCGGCACTACCAAGAGCCACAACAATGTCATTTGTATTAATAGCACTGATTAGGATCCTCTGGTTCTCTGTCTTAGGGTCTAGCCTAAAGCCAGTCTCACGATGGCGTACCTCATCACCCTCAAACACCTTATCCCTGTAGGTAGGTGCAGTCTTACGACTTGATGATTCTCTAACAGTTACTTTGACATAACGCTCAGCTTGTTTGGACATTAGTTGAGGCCTTCCTGGTTGTTGAATTGTTCGTCCTGCTTACCATGGTACAGGGCTAGTATTACGCTCTAGCGGAAACTCGAATAGATCTACTCGTGCGGAATAAGTTAGGGTGCTACTCAACACACAGCAAGTCATTTTATTTAGCGATAGAAACCTAACTATCGTGTGTTCCGTATTAACACAAATTTGGTATATCTTGGCGTTGATATACCCACGGCACCCTAAGGTAGAGTGTTCTTCATGTACTTAGCTAGGTCGGACCTAACAATCGTTTCATTCAGCTTGCGGAGTAGCATCTTTTCTAGCATATCTGAGCTGTATATGGTATCACCATTACACCACATTCTTGTCTTCACATGATAGAGCAGGATTTTACCCTTACCAAAGAAGCTACCAATCTTTACTGTGATAAATACATCACCAAGCGTTACTATTTCCATAATACTTCTTTCAAACTGGAACCCTTATTTAGGTAGCCATGCCATTATTAAAACTGAAAGCCTCTTATCGAAGTGGCTATATTGCTCTTGATTAAAACTGGAAACCTCTTATCGAAGTAGCCATATTGTTCTTTATTGGGAATAGATACTCTGTGGCATATCTAACACCATCACCCCAGTGTTCTATGCCCTCAGACTTATCTATCATAGCGCTATCGGATTTACCTTCGACCCACACTGTACGCTCAACAGACTTAATCGTGTTAGGGCATTTATTGGTATCGAATAGCATACAGATATTACCATTGGCATCCTCTAGCATTCTATTAACAGCGGCTACACTATCAACAATAGCTGGATGAGATGACTTAGCTAAGCAAGTAATCCCAGCAGCTTCAAGGATGCTGAAATCAGTAACACCAACAGGGGCACTTGTCTTCCTAGCACGACCAGAGGGATCAGGGAATGCCACTATCTTAAACTTAGGATAGCGAGCCTTCAGAGCTCTTGCCAGTGAAGCCGTGTCAGGATGTCCTTGCATTTCATCAATGAACTCCATCCTACCATTCCTAATAGCGAACATTGAGGTGGCTTGGATAGTGACGTTGAAGTCAATACCACAATACACTGTTTCGCCTTCCTGGAATGGCAGCAAGCCCTTCACTACATGTTTCTTCCTATCGAACATATAGAAGACGTTAGCACCAGAGTCCTCGAAGGAAGCTTCATACTCTCTAGCGAAAGTAAGTGGATCTGTGTTCAGCCTTGCAGCATCAATTATTTCCCTACTTAAGTGAGGAGCAGACCTATATGTGTAGTGAAAATTCTGCCATTTCGGATCCTTTTCGCCCAATAGAGTGCACTCGTAGAAGTGATCGTAGTGCTTAGGTGTGGAGATAATTAATAGTCGATTTTGGTTGGGCCATCGTGTTAAAATTGATGGCTCAATAATGTCCGACAAACCTGATTTAAAGGCCATTTTCGACCACGAGGTTACTTCATCCAACACCACACAATACTGACCGGTGCCACGCATGCGCTCCAAAGCCTCAGCAGACCACAACTTCAACTCCACTCCGTTCCTAAACCAGAACCGCCCCAATGCCTGAGACTCCTTCTTGGCAAATTTATCCAGCCTAAAGACACTAGTAAGCAACGGATAATAAATATCCACAGCTTGGCTATGTGTAGGCGCAACAATGGATACATTCTTGTTGGGCAAATCAGCTGGCATATTCAGTAATTCCTGAACAGCTTTCACTGCAGTAGTACAAGCAAGGTAGCTCTTCCCGAATCCACGAGATGCCACCACAGTTGTTGCTGTTGATGGCTTACTAAAGATGTACCTACCAACTTTCGATTGTGCTGGGCTTAACTTAACGGTAGCCATTAGGAATCCCCTACGGGGTCCTCGTCACTAAACACAATCTGGGTAGGTGCGGTATCCTCATGCTCACCATCAAGTCTCCGAGCAACCTCAGCTTCCTGTACAGTGTGATATCCGTACTTGATCAGATCTGTACTGATCTTCTGTAGCATGCCATACATCTGAGCCTCAGCAACAAAACTCCTACGAGGCATTGTTCTCATCTGCTCTAGGTTATCAGCAATGTCCTTATAGGTGGCTAACATTGACTCGATTGGATCAAAACCCATTGACTGGAGCTTACCAACAGAATCCTTTGAATTGATCTTGAGATCCCTAGCCCTAGTTGGCTCATTTACCTTGTCTACGACTACAAATCTGCTATATCTGTTAGCATTAGTAGTGAAGCCATTATTAGTGTCACTCATGGACTTCCTTTCTAATGTAGTATTATGTTTGTTGTTATTATTGTAGATATATTATCGATATAACCTAGCATAATAGGTATTATTGATAATAGAACTAAATGAAGTAAACTAATAGTGTTTTTAAATTAAGATGTACTAACTACAAATAGATCAATTAATGAAATTAGACTATTGATTCTATTAATAAATCTATTAAATTACTACAATCTAATAGGATTAGTTAGATGATAATTTAATGTATCATTAAGTCAACTACCCCCAATCCCCCTTCTTCCGTATATTCGGACCTTCCTCACTACTCTCCACCGAATGCCCCTACCCCCGTAGGACAATCGTAAACAACCCTATTCGACTACCCAGGGCAGCGCTCATTGTTCTTTAGCGTCCCCTGGTGCGTAGCGGGTGCAAAGCACGGTGCCCTGGTGCAAATAGGGCAGGGTGGGCCAGAACGGTACCGAGTGGGAGCCAAGGGGGACGGCCATGGGGGTAGCCATCCGGACTGGAAGGGAGGCCAGTTGGACCCCATTTGGGTGGAACACCTTATTTAGTGGGAAAGGTGTATGCTACCACCAAATTCAACCAGCTAAGCAAAAAAAAAAAAAAAGGTTCCCTCCGTACCCCAGCAGCAATCCCGAAGGATCACCACTAGAGTACGGAGGGAGGTGTTTGATAACCAACTAACTTACGTACTTACTTAGATACCACAGCTAACCTACTCGAATTAATAGTCAACCTACTTAAGGAACCTCACCTCGGCGGAGACGTCCGCACTGAACTTCTTTCTCCAGCTGAATTGCGCGATAAACAGCTCCACCAGGTTAGCCGCCCTAATGCCGTCCTCACTAAACGCAAACTTGAACTCATGTTTGCGAATATCGTTGAGGAGAGAACTTGAGCAATGATAAAGATTGACCTCATCAAAACTCTCCATAATTGATTTTCGTAGGGACATATGTTCGCTCTCATGGAGATAGATTGCGCCCTCAACTTCGGCCCATACACCCATAATATAGTACCCCTCTAGTAGTTATCCCTAACGGCGCCAACCCCGTCCCTATGACCATCCTGATAGCCGGTCCGCATACCAAAGGCTACCCCGTCATTCCAGCCAGCGAGATACTCAGTTTTCTCCATCTCCCTGAGCCACTTGAAGAACTGGGCCCGAGTTGGTCTGCAGACTCCGGAACTTATACCGGGATGCTGATTGGTAGTGCCCTTGGTAAGAGCATCCCACATATCTGTACGCTTCATCGGCTTACGCTTCATTGGTTTCGGTTTGAACACTGCCTCTATCATCCTAACTCCAATCCACTAGTGGTGGTATATTATGCGCCTCGGCATACTCCCGCCAAGCCATAAGCTCAGCTAATGCGGATCCGATAAATTTATCCCCGGTGAAATCTCTCCATGGTGTACCATACCGTAGAACCGCTACAGAGTACCCATCAATCTGTACTGTGTACTTACCTTCGTCTAGCTCCATTTGTTTCATGGTAGTCCTCTCTTTAGCTCTTCGTAATAGCAAGGTAAGCAGGCCCCGATGTAAATGTAATCACCTAGGCCCATATTGAATCCACCACACATTGGGCAAGGGTCGCTCATATGTGGTAATTTTCGTAGTCAATGTTCAAGCCCATATGGTCAACATCCCGGATAGAAGCTGGCAGCACTGGTGGAATTGAATGCTCATCCAGGATCCAGTCGCTGCTACTACTACATGCTAATTCGTCTAGTAGACTCATAACGAGCTCGGATCTGTTATAACTTGCTTGATCTCACCGGTAGCCGCATCATGCTTACCCACCAGACAAACCATAACATCCCACCGATGCTTTGCTCTCATCCTAGTGGCAGCTATCTCTTGTGCCTTTAGCGAAGTCTCGGCATCCACTGTACATTGCTTCCTATTGTAGAAGCATACGTATGTGTTCATTTAACGTCCCTCCGATTCAAGCACCAATAGTAGCAGGGTGATCTCATCCCAGGGATTCATCCGGCAGCAGGCCAGTTCCTTACCCTCTTCGCTATCCATGTATTTGTACAGCATCCAGAAATCGTCCCCCAAGTAGGGTATATGGACCCTGACTTTAGTAGAATTAAGCAGGAGCTCCTCAATTGTTAGCCGGTTGAGCATCAGGCTACCTCTCTTTGTAGTTCTCATTATACACATCAGGATTGACCACCGTGGCGATCTCCTCAACGGCGTATATGTAACTAAGTAGTTCAATCGGGATGTCCAGCGGAGTCGACTCAGTGAAATAAACCAATCTCGCGACTGCGGCTATCAGTGCGTTAACGTCCATGGATGTTTCCCAAATGAATGCTACTTACTAGCCCATCAGAATCCGTCACGGCCCCTGCCAGCCCAGCCTTCGCCTTTTCTAGCAGCTTAATCATTGGCTCCGGGTCATGCTTAAACATGTAGGTACTCCACTCAGGGCCGCACCCCTTGAGCACACATCGATCGCAGTCCTCCTCATACCTCCGGCATAGTGCACATGATTCACCAGACACATTGAAGAAATTCCGCCTGCCGGTTAGCGGGCCCTCCTCTATCTTATTATGTGACCGGGTTAACCCATGTGCGGATAGCGCTTCCGCCCTTAGCCCATACCATTTTACCAAGCTGTGGTCTAGGGCGGCTATATCTGAAGCTGTAGCTGCTTTGCTATTAGCGGACATTGGGTAAAACTGCTTCTTCCAGCTATGCATACTCATGATTTGTTCCTAATTTAAAGAATACCAACATCTTCATTCATCACAGTTTCCACCAGTTTGTGTTCCAGTAACGCAATCATCGGCTCCGGATCTTCCCGCAGGGAGAAATCCCTAAACTCCTCATCGCACTCAGCTAGCGGGCAAACGCTGCAGTTATCCTTATACCTGTAGCATAATGCGCAGTTCTGGTTGCCTATTCTAACCAATGAGCCATCTGAGCGGTCTACAAGACGCGATCCAGTCTGGCCTAGCGCGTGAGCCATCAACGCCGAACTACGAGTTCCGTGCCACTTTACTACACTATGATTTAGCGCCTCAATATCCGAGCCATACGCGGCTAGCTCATCTACCGGAATTGGGTAGAACTCTTCTTGCCAACTTTTAATACTCATTCTGACTTATCCCACAAGTTTTCAGCTTCGGCTACTAGCATCAGGAAGGTAACCTCCGTATCCTGGTCACTATGCGCAATAATCCGGCGATCTGAGTAGTAGCATAGGCGATCCCACTCGCGTAGGTTAATTACGCTGAGGTTTAAACTAGTTGAGTTGGAAAATGGTTTGGCAGCTAGTACGCCAGTGATTGTAGTGAAATCCTCCATACTACGCTCTCGCTGGTGGGTAAGCGGTCACCTCATGCGATGTGATTAGCACAGCTAGGTCCTCAGCCAACTGGTTATCCCGCTTACTGGCATTGGGGCTGGAGTTAAGGTAGTTCACCACATGCTTCATTCGATGGATGGCATCGTCAAAATTATCAATCGACGCGTTGTTAGCAGGTACACTCATACTGCATCCTTAGCTGGAATATCGCAATGACCAGCCTCGATGGCCCCCGCCAGCGCTTTACTGAGCAAGTAAATCATTGGTCGTGGGTCACTTCCATCAATGAATGTATGATACTCTGGTATGCAACCTTTCTTTTCTCCATAGTGTGCTAGCAAGCAGTTCTTACAGTGTTGGTCACCAAAGCCGTTTAGGCCAAGCTCATCAATACTCATCGCTGGGCCAACTAGCGGATAAGTTGCTCTCTTAGCCGCATAGCACAGCGAGCATGTATCGTCGGCGATCCACTCTATGCCGCCAATCTTAAGATCGGACAGTTTACTGCTGCCATCAGATTTAGATAGCTGATGCTCAGTGAGATCCTCAGTAGTTAGCCCATGCCACTTATTTAGTGAATGAAGTAAGACCTCACCAACCGTACCCTCAGCCGCATTCTCGGCAGGTGTACGCAGAAATTCAGCTTTCCAGCTAGCTAAGCTCATGATGCTACTCCATTATTGATTAAATTCATTCTAAATCCCTTAATACATAGTATATTATCATTAAGAACAATATGTAACTCATTTTGTAGCCTTATCGTAGATACCATTGAAATCGTCAATGGTATCGCCATTTTCATCCAGGTATACACAGTAAATTGGCAAACGGGGTACCCTGGCATTCTCTGGGTAGTACCATGTCCACCTGACTTGGCTTGACTTACTAGCTGAGGTTCGATAGCCAGCCAGACTACCTACCTGCTCTACGCTGGAGCTAGGCCGCAAGAGAAATGACCAACCAGCTCCATCCCAGAACCGCCATTTGTCCCGGCCAGGTGTCTCAATAAATGCATTCCACCAGCCAACGAATGGAGGTGGGCCTGTGTGGACCGTATCTGGATCTCCAGCTGCTATCTTTATCATATCAGTCTATCCTATTCTGTATGGTCGTCATAATGACAGTAATCAACTGGCCTAATTTGATCTGCAGGATCTCGCCAGGTTGGCCGACCGCAGTACTTACAGCTGTGGGGTGGTTGCTCAGTGTAAGTAGTTTTACCATACTGAGTGCTGTAACTCCAAGTTCTATCGCATGTATTGCACCTAGCAGTACCACTGGTGATGCTACCATCCGGATTTATGTTGCTACCGTACTTATCGTATATTGGGAGGTAGTATGCGCAGGTAGTCATACCTCCTGAGTATTGTATACGGCAATCACCATCACAATCTCTAACCTCTATTCCCAGCATCTGCAGCCCTCTTATCTAACCAATCCGCTACCTCAATGCAACCCCTAGCTACGTCACGGAGATCACTGCTGCTGTAATAACATTTACCACCGTCAACATACCCCTTCACTTCTCTCAGCTCAGGTCTTACTGTAGGGCCAAAATTGCCAAGCCCCTCCATTGTTTCTAAAGCATTTGTGCTTAGCTCTTTCCAAGTGATCATTACTCTTTCTCTCCTGCTTTACTGTTTCGTTTGGGACTCGAAAAGAAGCCTACACCCCTACATGCTGAGCAGTTTTCAGGGATTAAATAAATCTCACCTAGAGATGGGGCTAAGTAGGTGAGGTATCCGCCGCCTTTACACTTGCTACATAACTGCATTTGCGTCCCTAGCTCTTTCCAATTATCCATTACTCTTTCCTAATCCAAATGAATTCGCCCAGCATGGTACCGAAGCAATGATCCAATCTGCCGCATACAGCATCGTCGGGCTCACCGGCGCATCCATTGCACATGTTAGCGTAGCCAGTTATCTTGGCTACATAGGTTACCCCGTTTACCTCACATGTAGGTAGACTATATGCCTGCAAATTAACATTCGTTTCTGTTGCGTTGTTTGTCATGGTTTGGTTCATGATGACTTCTCCTGCTTGGCCAGTTCAGCGGCTGCTCTGACGATTGCGCGGCGTGTGGCTGCGTAATCGTTTTCTGTTATCCCTGGCGGGTCACCAACTTCACCGGAATCCACGACAGGGAAAACCTCTTCCCCGCGAGTGCAGCAAACAGAGCCAGCGCTTTCGTGTTCGTTGCAAACCGTCAAGCCAAGCTTCACAGCAAGCCTAAGCGCATCGCCATCGTCGTTCAAAGGATTAAATCGGCGACGTGTAGCTTCTGTTGGCTCATGCTGGATGTTCAGCCAAAGCCCGAACTTAAGTTCGCCTTGTTTTCCTACATCTGACGATGCGGGTATCCAGTCAATTCCAGCAGCCTTAGCCGCAAGCTCCAGCAATTCGCGATCTATCATGGCAGCATCTCC